CCGGAGTTGATGCAGATGGGTTGTGGCAAATTCAGGTCAGAGCAAAACTGCCCCAGTGCTGACATCGCCAGTTCACGAGTTCGGTATTCTTTGGTGGGGCCGCAATCCAGATCGAGCCAGAAGGCTTTGGCCCTCAGAGCGTTTGCCGCCAGCCTGCGCTGGGGCTGCATGTTGGGATCGAAGCTGAACACTGCGAAGTAGGCATCGGCTTGGGCTTGGTGTAGCCCATCGACTTCCTGCACCAGCATTGGCAGACTGTCTGCGAAACGTGTACGAATTTTCCCCTGCTTAATGCCGACTGCACAATAGGTTCCTGTCTCTGCAAGAACCGTGCTTAGGAATTCGGTCAGTGTCATGGCAGGAATGGGTTATTGGTTGTCGATGAAGCGGGTCAGCTTGGCGGCGATTTCTGGTTTCGGGTTGAAGTCACCCATGAACCATGCGTACACGGTCACGGTGCTAACCCCGGCAACTTTGGCAACCTCTTTGACGGAGATGCCTTTTTTGATACATGCTCGGCCAATTTTGACGCCGACCTTTTTTCCGTCAGCGGCCTTGTTTTTTTCAACAAGGGCAAGTGTGTATCCGATCATTTTGTTCTTTCGTTAGGTGGGGGTACTCGCTGCGTCTGCATCTCTGTTTCTCCCGTTAGTCTTGCGATCTCCGAGGTGTCCGTGCAGCATCCGCTTTCCCCCCGAAACCATTACTCGGCGTCGTCAGCCCACTCGTCGAGGACGGAGGACACGTCTTTCACTTCGGCCTTCTTGGAAGACGTGCGCTTGACGGGCTCATCCACTGCATCGGCGGGTTCCGCTTTGGCCTTCGCTGCGGGTGCTGGGGCTTCTGCGAACGGGCTACCTGTCGGCTTGGTTTCGCCATCCATCTGCGTGACAGTCATGGTGACCGCGTTCAGTGCATCAGGTGTATCGCCTTGCGACTTGGCAGTGGCCATCTCTTCAACGCTCAACGGACGCATTGCACGGAAGGTCAGCTTGGGTGTGGCGCTGGCTGTGTCGAAACGCATCTCTGTCACCACGGCTGTCACGGGGATACCGTGACCACCCAAGAACTTGGCGTATTGCTGCAAGGGCATCTTGCCGTTGTCACCTGTGCCGAAGATCGACTGTGCTGGCAGGGTCAACTGATACACATCGCCTTCAAGGTTGTTCTCCAGCACCACTGCGAGGCGGTGGCTGAATCGGCAAGCGCGGCTGTCACCTTGGCCAGAACCTTTGATGTTCTGTGGGCAGTTGGCGCAGTTGGGGGACTGCTTGTTCTTGGAGTCTGCAGCAGGTGTGACGCCATCGTTGGAGTAGCAAGCAGGGGCGGCGTTCTGGCCTTCCACATACGTGCCAGCGTAGTAGCTGCGGCTGGTCTTCTCAGCGGAGCGAACCAACACCACATTCATGGCGCGGTCGTCATTCTGTGCAACCTCTTTGCCGCCAACGATCATGCGGAACACACCGCCACGAATGGAGATGCGCTTGCCAGTGCCGCCACCCATCAGGGCTTTGGTTGTTGCATCGAGTTCGAGGCCACGCAGGTGTGCGGGGAGTGCGTTGCCACCTTGGGCGAACAGGGTCATTTCATTGCTCATTTAGATTTCTCCTTGGTTAAAAAATTCTCGACGATTGCTGCGTCCATGTTGAAAAACTTGGCAAGCTCGCTACCAAAAAACCGGTAGCTCTTACCGACTCGAATGAAAGGAATACGCTTGGTCACGTCTTCCTCACGAATCATTGTGTGAATGGTTGACGGGGCGACCTGCAATAGCTTCGCCACCTGAGCCAACGTCAGGGCATTTTCCATTTAGCTTCTCCGTACCGTTACAGTGTACTTGTTGTCCACGTTCAACCCAGTGGGCATGAGGTCCGGGTTTTCACGTAGAAAGTTCTTCATGTTGAGCTGCGATATGCGGCGCTCCACGAGATCAAGCGCATCGTTGTCCCGGATGAACTTGTGCATCGCTGCCCAGTCTCCAGTCCAGTACCTCGTCTGCACTGATTTGATTGCGGTGCCGTGTGCAGTCTTGATACTGTCAGCACCGGTTGCTTTGCAGACCTCCAGCAGGCTGGACTCAATGAGGTCCATCTGCTCTTTGATCTTGCCGTCTTGTTCCTCGAACGCAGCTTTGAGCTGTGCTCGCTTGTCACGCATCTTTATGTAGACGTTGACCAGCTTGTCTGCCGTTATGCTCATGGGAATCCTTTCGTTGTTTTGGGTAATGATACACAGTAATCTTTATCTTGTAAAGGTGGGTCAAGATTTATTTTCAACTCCTTCCGAAAAAGTTTCGCGGTACAGTTCCATCAGGTTGAACTGCGCTTCTTCCTTAGACTCCAGTGCCCGGTACAGCTTGGACTCCACTGGACTTCCTTGGAGCTTGACGACCAGACACTTGTTCTTCTGTCCGGCGCGGTGCACACGGGCGTTGGCCTGTGCGTAGGTTTCGTACGATGTGATGGGTGCCCACCACACCACGGTGTTGGCAGCGTGCAGAGTGACGCCGTGCGATGCAGCTTGCGGCTGGATCACCAGCACACGTGGGTCGTCAGTCTCTTGAAAGCGTTTGAAGATATCGGTGCGCCGCCCTGCAGACACGCCGCCGTGGATGACCTCCACGGTGATGCCATCCTTGCGCAGCTCTTCGTACAGAATCTCGATCGTGTGGCGGAACGGCACGAACACCAGCACCTTGTGGCTGGACTCCTCGATCACTTCCTTGAGCACGCTCATGCGGTTGGCAGAGTCAAACGACACCACCTCACCAGTATCGGAATAGACTGCTCCACACGCAATCTGCAGCAGCTTGTTGAGCTTGGCCGCAGCGTTGACGGCGGTGACTTCTTCTCCTGCTGCCTGCATGGCCATGACCTTGCGGAGCTTCTCGTAGTACTTGATCTGCTGCGTGGACAGGGGCACCTCACGCTCGGTGTACAGCAGGTCTGGCAAGTCAAGGCATTGGTCCTTGGTGAACCGGATCGCTGGCTGCAGGAGCGAGCTGACAATCTGCTCGGCCTCCCTCTTCGGGGCCCACTTGAACTGCGTGATCTTGGTCATGACCTGATCGCGGTACAGCGTGAAGCTGCGGGGCGCAGCGGATGGGTTGAGCAGCTTGGCCAGACCGTACGCATCCAGAGGGGACTGTGACGCTGGTGTGCCTGTCATCATCCACAACCATGTGCTCGGCTTGATGATCTTGTTGAGCGACTTCCACCGTGCAGTGGATGCGGTCTTGTAGGCGTTGCACTCATCGATGATGATCAGGTCAAACTCGGCCGCAGCGATCTGGTCTTCCACAATGCTGATGCCATCGAAGTTGATGATCACGAACTCAGCATCCGACTCGATGATCCTGATCCGCTTCTCCTTGCTGCCGTAGGCCACGCCCACCCTGCGGTGCATCGCCGCTTTGAAGATGTCGGCCTGCCATGCGGACTGCATGATCGACAAGGGGCAGATGACCAGCACACGCTTGATCTGCTTGAGGTTCATCAAGTAATCTGCCGCCCATGTGGCTGACATCGTTTTGCCGGTGCCGGGCTCGTTGAAGCAGAACGCCCTGCGGTGCAGCGTGAAGAAAGCTGCGGTTTGTTTCTGGTGTGCGAACGGGTCGTAGATACCGGGCCATCCGTACTTGGCAATGATGGGGGACGGTACGTTCTTGATCTTGAGGTTCTTCAGAACCTGCGCTTCTTCCAACCCCCAGTGAACCATCACTGTACTGACGGGGCCGTCCTCGACCAGCGCACTCTTGGGGATAACGCTCAAGACCTTGTGCGGGTTCTTGAGCCGCAGTTTTAGGGCCTTGCCTTGAATGATTTCCATGTGTTCTCCAATGCAGAATATCCCGAAAGTGGAATCCACGTTCGGGTCTGGGGTCGGCACCTTGCGGGTGCCAGTCGGTTGAATCAACCCCTCGAAAGGGCGGGGCCTTCAACTGATATGGTTTTAGGGTTCAAATCTCTAAACACCCCCGCAGCACCACTCATACCTTACGCGCTGCGTATTCCAAGACTACTTGGGTTTATTCTTTTTCACGGTGTGGTCGCTGTTGCGACTGAACGACCGGTTTGCTGAAGCTGTCTTGAGCTGCAGGTTGCTTTTACTGGTGCTGCCACCTTTAGATAAAGGGCGCTTGTGGTCAATATCCTTGCCCTTGCGGTCGATACCTTCTCGGTCATACAGGTCGCGGGCGTTCTCTCTTTTACGTCTTGCATCTGCTTCACTCTCCCCTCGTGCCAGTTGTTGCTGGTACTCTTTCTTATACGGTCTTGGTTTATTTACGAACGGCATATCACTTCCTTCCACAATGGGTGCATTCCGTCACCCAGCAATATTGTTTGCACAGGCCGTTGGGTTTTGCGTTCCACACGCCTGAACTGTACGCGCCTTCCAGCATGGTGACCGTTGGCATCCAGTTGCCCCAGTACCGGTGTTGTTGCTGCGCTTCATAGACTGTAGGGACAAATTTGCCCTCGGTCAAGAACAACAACCCACCCTTGACCACGGTGATCTTGGGGAAGATTTTGAACACAGCAAGCGCCATCAATTCGAGCTGGCCAAGGTCTGCATACCTCGACTTGCCGAGCTTGTAGTCGATGACCCGGGCCTCGCCCTTTTCCTCGTTGATGATCAGCAAGTCAGCCACACCACGGAACCAGCACTCTTTGTCAAAGAAGTCGCATGGCTCCAAGGATTCGGTCAGCGCCACCTTGAACTCGCAGTGCTTGTCACCGGGGATTTTGATCAGGCTATCAAGCGCGGGCTTGATGAAGTCAAACTTGGCGGGGATGGGTTCGCCATCACGCACGTAGAACTCAGCAACGGAGTGCACCTCCTTGCCATACAGGGCAGCTTCGCCTTCGGGCTCCTTCACGTCCTTGGCCACCTTGGCGTGGTAAAACTTCTTGGGGCAGGTCGTGAAGGTCTTCAGGCTACTGAAGCTCCATGCTGGAATTTTATTTGTCATATGCAACGGCTTGCAAAAAGCCGCGTAGTGGTTGGAGGTAGGCCATAGTCACCGCTGAATTACCGGTGGGGTCCAACTTGACCATAGCCTTATCGAACTGTTTTTGTTGTTGTATTCGAGCGCCATACGCTTGAAGGTGATAGGCATCTTTTTGGCGTTTCACAAGAGTATGGATGCGGCTAACACTACACCCACGGACACGAGCAATTTCCTCAATTGGCACGCCACCGTGGAAGTATTTGTAAATTGCCTCGTCTCTAAGCCCGGTGAAAGACACTCCATCTACTTGATAGTGGTAAACGTCTTCTTCAGCAATCTCCATAGCTCACTCCCATGCCGCTTTCGCAGTTAACAGGCAACCCTTCGGCCCACGCAGGAACCCAACGCATGCAGGTTTCCACATAAGCACGTGCTTCATCGGCTTCTTCTCGCTTTGCAATGATACCGATGGCATCATGCACGGTAAGGACAACCTTGTACCGTTTGGCGATTTTCAGCATTTGTTCACCGATGATACACCTTGCCACAGCCTGTGTGAAGTTCTCAACGACCTTGCCGCCATAAATTTTGTTGGGCCCGGTGCGAGTGTCGTACACGAACTGTCGCTTGCCCTCTGCATCAGCCACCTCACGGATGCCGTTGTAGAAGATGTGCAGGCCGTTGGGCAACAGGATGCCCTTGTCGTTCACCGTGAGCAGGTCGTTGCGGCACAGCTTGGTCGTCTGGCCTCGTGTCATGCACCTCAAGGCTTCCTGCGACTCCCGCCAAAGCTGCGGGATTTTTGGGTAGCGCGAACGATAGACCGAAATAATCCGTGCACACTCGTCGGTGGACAGGTCAGTGCCAAATGTCTTGAGCTGAGCTTGGAACTTCGGACCACCCATACCATATCCTGCGCCGAGAATCGTAGTCTTACCCACGAATCTTTCCTCTTTTGTAATCTCTTCTTCAGCCTGGCCGTATATAGCTGCTGCCATGATTTTGTAAACATCTTCGCCTTTCGCAAATGCCTCGACCAGATCATCCTGCCCAGCCTCCCATGCCAGCGTCCGCGCTTCGATCTGCGAAGAGTCCGCATCGATGAACACGTAGCCTTCGGGGGCGAGGATCGCCTTCTTGAGCTTGCCTGCGTTGGGTCCACGGCTTGGCAGGTTCTGCAGGTTCACAGAGTCCGCACCGCCCCAGCGCCCTGTGTGGGCCGCATAGTATTTCAACGGCACGGGGAACACCCCGTTACGCCGCCCGATGTCGATGAAACGCTGCGTGCGTGATTCTTCCAGCGTGGATTTAGTACCCAGACGCGCAGCGCACAGCGACTGCACACGGACATCCTCGTGCTGCAGCAGGGCCTTGAACTGCTCGTCGCTCTTGGCAAAGGCGTACGTCTCTTTGCCCGTGGTCATGCTGATCTTCATCGGGATTTTTGGCACAACACGCTTGCCGTCTTCGTCCACCAACGCTTCAAGGATGGCCGCGAACTTGGGGTTGCTCATCAGCTCCTTGCGGATGCCAGCACGGGTCTCTTCATCCCCGAGGATTTGCTTGAGGGCCAAGTCCTTGCGGCCGATGGCGCTCAGCGCGTTGACCAAGTGCCCTTGCTTTTGCGCAGCGGTGTCTTCGAGGTGCAGCTCCAGCGCCCGGTTATCCAGCGTGAGGACGGGCTCCACGTACATCTTCAGCGTCAGGTCGATCAGCTTGAGCTCGATAGGCGGAAAGCCTGCGGCCATCATCTTGTGAAAAATGGTGTGCGTCAGCTCCACGTCGTTTTTGCAGTACTCGCCGTATTGCACAAGCTGGGAGGGGGAGAACTGGTGGGTTCTTTTGCCCTTGGCATCCAGCACCTCGGTTCCTTTGACGCCCGCACCGTACCGCTCGGCCATCGCCTTGAGGGAACCCCCAGCTTCAACGCCGTGCAGGGCGCGGCCCATCGACAGGG